GGCCCCGCTCGGCAGGTCCGTCTTGTTCAGATTGCGAACCACGTCCACCGCGAGAGGAAGCAGGGCCGTGGCCCCAGTGCGAAAAATGTCGCGCAGCAGCGGAAGGTAGAAATTCCACAAGGCCAGCGAGATCCCTGCGAGTGTAGCGAAAAGAGAGTTCATAGTTTTCGACTAATCCTTTCCGGTTAGGGTTGTGCTGTCAACGCCTGCACAGCTTCGCTCGATGCTTCTTCATAAGTGCAAGGAGCCGGCGTCCAATTGTCCCGCGGCGAAGGATCAACCGCCGATGCCACAATCAGCTGCGAAGTCCAATCGCGCAGGGATTGCATGAGGGGGCCGAGAGGTTTGCCAGCCAGCACAAGCGACAAGCGAAGATCGGACAGCGCGTGGAGTTGCGTGCTGGTGAGGTGCTGCTCGACCCATTGTTCGGCAGTGACGCTGGGCGCTTCCTCTTCAACTTTTTCCCATCCGGCAGGAAGTTGTTCAACAGGGATGGCTCGTGTGCCTTCGGGCGGTTTCCAACCGGCAGGCTGGTCGGGGCGAACAAAGGTCACAACCTTGCCGTCTGATTCGCGGATGATGGCGAGTGAGTTCATGTCAGAAACAGTTGATGCGGACAAAGCCGTCACCGCCGTTGCCGCCAGCGCCACCTAAAAATCCAGAAAGCGCAGCACCGCCACCGCCGCCACCGCCGCCAAGCCCACCAGCGTTGTCTCCTGCTTGTGCGTCAGCAGTTATTGAGGCGTTGCCACCCTTTGCGCCTGTGCCGATTCTTGGCGAGAGGTTGGGCAGAAGCAAAGATTCACGAATGTCTGTAAAAGAACCGCCCAACAGTGCTCCGCCATTAAATGCCGTTGGCGTTGCGTCGATGGAGCCGCCTGCCCTGCCTCCTTGTGTGCTGTTGGTGTTGGAACCGCCGCCAGCGTTGCCAACCAAGCTGCCCGTATTGCCCGTGGCCCCGCTGCCCGCAGTCCCCAAAATGGCGGTTCCTGTTCCTACCGCTCCTGCCGTTCCATTGGAGCCAAGAACGCTACTTGCTCCGCCCCCGCCGCCGCCGCCTGCCCCAAAAGCAGACCCGTGGCGCAGCGTAATGTTTGGCGTGACCCAGCGCACAGAAGTATTGCCGCCTGCCGTTCCTGAGAATCCGTTGGCGATAGCGGGGCCACGGGCGGCTGCTCCTGCACCCCCCGCGCCGACGAGAACTTCAATCTGATCTCCGCCCGTGATGCGCGTTATGAACGTGCCATACGCGCCACTGCCGCCGCCACCGCCGCCTCCGCAAACAGCGCCAGACGCGCCAATTCGCCCACCCCCTCCGCCGCCACCCGCGCCGATCATTGTGATGACTTGCATCGTAGACCATGACGGAATGTTCCAGACCCATACGGAGCCAGAACCACCCGTGGCTCCAGACGGCGCTGTGGCGTAGTAGAAGTCGAAGACTTCGCTGGAAGGGGCAAGGGATTTTTCGGTGTTTGTGGAATCCCTGTAGCGAAGCGTATCCGAAACACGGTAGATGTCGCCCGCACTAGGCGATGCGGGGGCGTTGGTCGGAAGTTGCAGTTCCGCCGAGGCGGTTAGATTTGTGAAAGAGCCTGCGGCGGGAGTGGTAGAACCGATTGCCGCTGGTTCCGCAAAATTCACACGGGCGTTGTCGAAGGTGCCAGAGGTTACATCTGAAGCGGCGTGAACATGGGAAAGCGGCGTTCTTGCGTCACTCAATCTTGCATCATTGCCTTGGCAGGCTGTTCCAGCCGTAGATCCGTAGCTAACCGTGAGAGTTCTATTAGCTGTAAGATCTCCCCCACCTGTAAGCCCTGTTCCCGCGCTGATGGATCGGCTTGTCGGCACACCTCCGATATTAGTTAATGCGGTTGCGGGATTTGAAACATCGGACAAATTATTAACCTCAAGCAATGCACCGCTTGGAGCGCCAGATGGCCCTTGAGGGCCGCGCTCAATAAGCTCAAGAACCTCTACCTCCCTTTCGGTTATCTCAACAACTTCTATTTGTTTTTCGATAACCTCAATGACTTCTTGGCTCATCGGGAGATTTCCTGATAGACCTTGGCCTTACCCGTAGCGAATGCAATGTAGGTATAGCCGAGGTATAATTCGATTTCGTAGACGTTGTCTCCCGCCGTGAGGTTTGCGGCTTGTGTGGCGGTGATTTCTATTTCAATAGTTCCCGCGCTACCACCCAAGGTAATTCCATTTCCAGAAGTCAATGTGAGTAATGTGGCGCTATCCTTAACGCATTCCCGAATCACCATGTTGGCCCCGTAGCCAGTAAGATTAACTGGAACATTAGACTTTCCCTTGCAGGACTTGGTCAGATAACGAAACTTCGCAGTCCAAGTTTTTCCTTGGACGATATCAATATCTCTCTCAAGTCTCCAGTAGTTGGTCATTTATAAAGCGGAACACGGAAGCTTACATTGCTTCCATTGGTTTGTACAGTAACCTCCATCCAAGCAACATGGTTGTTAAAATTTCCCGCATTTGTCGGGTTGGAATTCGTGGCAAACACTGCCGCTTGGAAGTTGGCATTGTTGGTGTTGGTGAGGGCTGGGAGCGGGAGGCCGAGGTTGGTTCTGGTTTGCGCCACTGCTGTTGCCCCTCCCAAATACGGCCAAGAAATTGGGCCAACCAAAGATAGTTGACCGCTATCCCAGCTTACTTCGACTATGCCTGTATCACCATAAAGATTTCTGTTTGTAGAAAACAAAGCAGTTTGAAATGTTACATCATTAGTGTTGGTGAGGCCGCTCCAAACTAGCCCCAAATTCGTTCTACTTGCCGCCGCATTGGCTAATGCATTGGTTCCAGAAAAGTAGATGGGCTCGACATAGGCCAAGTTATGATAGAAGTCCCATGTATTATTAAAGTATAGAAATCTTACAGCATGGTCGAAGTTGGTAAGAACAATCAGATCCGATGTCTGTCCAGCTTGACGAATTGCGGTTGCCGATCCCGAACCACCAGCATGAATGACTACCGCCGTATCACCATTGAATGTGGCGGTATTGGTTGGGAGTAGCAACGTGTTGGTTGTGCTTACAATGTTGGAGGAAAGACTTTGGATGATCAGGTTTCGGGAATTTGTCGCTGTGTTGGTAGAGTTTGTAACTGGAGCGGAAAAAGCAACAGTTGTCGCAATTGGAGCTTGTTGCCAGAAGTTGGTAGGGCTTACCACATCTCCGTTGGTGTTGTATAAAACAGGGTTGGTGCCACTGCCGTAAAGCGAAGCGTTAAATCCCGCTGCATTGGTATTTGTGAGAGCGGGCCAACCAAGGCCGAGATTTGTTCGGGTTTGTGCTGCATAAGGATCGTTAAAACTTATTGGAGCTAAAAAATTCACCACAGCATCAAATGCTTCAATCACATTAGAGTTCGGGCCGCGAACACGCATAAAATAATTTGTTCCATTAAAGGCTGTAGAGAGTTGCCCAAACGATCCAACATTTATGGTGGGGAATGTGCAAGACTCTAGACTAATAGAACCGCCTGTTGGAGCCTGAATGGTTCCATTTACCCCTAGTAAAATTGATTGAAATTGAGCCTGATTGTTTGTACCAAGACCAATGTTCGTCCTAAAATTCGCGGCGTTGGTGTTGGTGAGAGCAGACCATCCAAGACCAAGCTCATTACGAAAATTTGATTTTGTTAGGGCGGTTCCAAGAAATATTGACGCATCTCCATCAATAAACAGACCACTTGCGTCCCCCATAAATAGTAGATTTCCAATTGTGAGCCTGTTGAATATAACGTCTGAGTTTGTAAACGCCAGATAATCTGGCCCAGTGTAGACTACTGTTCCGTTGGTAGTGTGGCCGAGTAGTGATGTGGCGGAATTGGTGTTGGTTAGTGCCGACCAGCCGAGGCTGAGATTTGTCCTAGCTCCACCCGCATTAGTCGCTCCTGTTCCACCCGAAGAAATTGCAAGAGTTCCTCCTAAATTTGAAAAATTAACAGTTGAGATATTTGACGCTGGAATTATCCCAACAATACTTGTAGATTGCAAATTGGTTAAGCTTCCCCCGTTGTTGCTTGCAAGCGCATTAAGATCAGAATCTGCTGGCTGGAAGGCTGTTGCGGGGTTAGTTGATGCAGTTCCCAAACCAATAGCCGTCCTAAAATCAGAATCAGAAAGCGAAGAAACCGTATTATCGGCATTAAGACGGATAAATCTAACCGAACTTGGATTTGCTAGTGTAAAAAGACCAGCGCCAATAGTTGTTGCCCCCAAAGATGCTCTTGCGCCAGATGCAGTGTTGGTTCCAGTGCCACCATTAGAAATAGAAACAATTCCAGTAATATTTGAAGCCAAGGCAACGGTACCATTAATATTTGCTGCCGTAATGTTGGTCAAGCCACTTGCATTACCGTTAATTGCAAGTTTTGTATCAAGATTAGATTGCAAATTAACTATGCCAGAAATCGATATTCCGCTCAGAGAAGATCCATTATTTGTTGAAAGATTGGTTAGATTGGCGTTGGCTGGTTGAAAAGATGTGATATCACTGGTCGATGCTGTTCCAAGAGATAAGGTCGCTCTTGCTGCTACGGCATTAGAAGCTGTAAAAATTGCATCTCCAACCGTAGTTGATCCAAGATTTTGTCTGGCATTTGCAATATTTGTGGCACCTGTTCCTCCAGAAGCAATCGAAAGCGTTCCTGCAATATTTGTAAAATTAACAGTTGAGATATTTGACGCTGGAATTATTCCAACCAAATTTTCGGCTTGTAAATTTGTCAAAATTCCACCATTAGAGGATGCAAGATTAGAAAGTGCAGCAGACGAGGGCTGAAAAGCTGTCGCTGGATTAGTTGATGCAGTACCAAGACCCAAAGACAACCTTGCATCAGAAGCATTAGTTGACCCAGTTCCACCCTTAGAAACGCTCAATGTCCCTACAAGATTAGTGGCATTTAGATTTGTTAATCCAACTCCATCATTAGCTGCAACATTAGAAAGGTTGGAAGAAGATGGCTGGAATGCAGATGCTGGATTTGTGGCTGCGCTGCCAAGTCCAAGCCCCGAACGAGCATTTGAAGCATCGGCGCTCCAAAAATTAGTTGGCTGAACTACAGCATTGTTGGTTCCAACTAAAACATTTCGAGTTTGTCCGAATCCAGAAACAACTAAGGCTCCACCGATAATAAGTGAGAAAATATATTTCATTTTACATTAATCGCTTCCAGACCCTTTTGGTTCCTGTTTGGCTATCGTAGTCATTGGGTCGGACTACGAATGGTAAATTTTCGGCGTCAGTGCCATTTGTTAGTTGATAAATTGCAGGAAGTCCATCAATAACTAAAAAAATAACAATCCCAACAGCATAGGTTCCGCTAACCGTGGCCAATCCGTCAAGGTTTGTCGATCCCCCCCCCTCTAATCCAGTAATCGAAGGCTCGACACGAAGAATGTTGACGCTTGGGGTTTGGATCGGAGTCGAAGAAACGCCGATAACGCTACTGGATGGGATGGGGATACAGATCTTGCTCATTTATCGGGTGACTTCTGGTGAAATGATAACATTGCCTTGCAGGATTCGGGTTGTGACGGCCCCGTTGTAAAGCTCAAGGTCATATACGGCTTTATCACAGACCGAGAGTGACGCCGTGTCAGATGCCGAAATAAATAGTCTAATAGATCCTGTAGCTTCATTCAAAACAATTCTACCATTAGTTGTGGACAATTCAAGAATTAGTGCTTTGGATTCGGGCTTTGACCGAATATGAATCTTGGCGGTATATCCCGTAAGATCCACGGGTGCCGAGGGTTCTCCAGTCTCATAAAACAGAGTCTGATTAAATGTGGCACCTTGGAATATGCAAATATCCGCTTCGGCAATCGGTAGTTGAACCATAAATGGAAAATAGAATCTACCAATTCTTCTTTATAGTCAAGGCTTGTTTAAGTTTTTTGAACGTCTCCTTGTTTAGCCGTTTCTTTTCCTCAATCGCCTCACTACCAGCCATGGCTCCAAATACTTTACGAGCAACAAATAATCCTACGGCAAATGAGTCAAATAAGTCGGGAGACTTTCCGATCCGCTTTTTCATGTCGGTCTTGGACTCAATGATGATCTTTCGGGTTCGGCGCACATACTTTCTCTGGGTCATCTCCCATGCCAGATCTGGGGTGATTCCCTTGAGTTGTTCACATTCTAGGAAGTATCGGGCAGCAAAGCAGAGTTCAGAGGCCATGTTGTGGAACAATTCTTTTCCGACTTGTGGTTTTCCAGTGGCTTCGTTCCTCATGGCGTATTGGGCGCTGACAGGAAGGTCAGATGCAGCGCCAGCAAAACTTACTGCGTGCCAACCCTTTAGGAGTTCCCTTTCTCCGATTGACCAGAAGATACCACCAGCCGAAGCGTCCACCCCCATCCATTGATTTGGAATACCCAATTTAAGAGAAAGATCGTGGATTTGTTGAATCATCTCGTACTGGAAATCCTCTTGAGATCCTGCCCTTCGGTTAAGAACATACTGTTTTTCAACAGCTATCGCCCACTTGCCACTAATAAGCTTTCCATACTTAAGGTGGGTAAATACGAATCTATCGCCGCCTTCAGTATAGCTTGGGTCAATCCCTGCAATATCTTTCGGGGTTCCGTCCCAGATCGGTTTATCTAGTGCCCCATGGCGAGCCAATAGGATATCAGAGACAATTGTGGAGTCATCGGCATCGGCGGGAGGCCAGAAGCCCCTGAACTTCCTCCAATATTGGGGATTGAGTTCTCCGAGTTCTTTTCGGGCCAAGGCCACATCATTGGGTTTGGGGAGAAACGGATAGCGCAATCCCTTGCCAGCGTCGAAAGACTGTTGGTTCGGGTTGTCGTTCTCTGAATCAAATCTGATACATACTCCCTCAATACCAGCCACCCGTATCTTCCAGTTTGGGGTATTCTCGTCCACGCTCATCCACCCTTTAATGGGTTCGCAGAACTTCCCGTGGGGATCGAATATGGAAGATGGGTTACCAGCGCCGACGATATAAAGTTCTTGAGCGCCCTTAAATCCCCACACGGCTTGGGAAATCACGGAAGGCGAACAGTCTTGTAACTCATCGATTATCAACACAATACGACGATTCTTTTTACCTTGAAGTCGTTTCTGGGCGTCATCTTTATATTCGTCACCCGCTGCGAGTAGCATGATTGATGAAGCATCACTAACCCCCGTTTCTGGGTCGATAATAGCCCCCTCTTCATCCGAGAGCTTGATGATATCCATAGACTCAATGAGTCTTCCAGAGGCTAGTCCCATGTTTCGGGCTTCGCGGTACATCTTGACCAATGCCGCCCAGATACGCTGCTTGGCGTCTATTTTGGACGTAGAGACCACAATGGTCATTGTATTGATTGGGTCACAGAACCAATTAACCAGCGCAAATGCCGCCATCCCGTAAGACTTACCAGAGTCTGTTCCCCCAGCTAGTCCCGTTACGCTTCGGACAAATCGGTTGCCAGTTGCCTCGTCCACCTCGTAAACTTGGTTACAGAATGCTTGTGCGCTGAGTTCTGCCCACCTGTGCCATTGAAAGGTTGGCCATATAGCAGAGACAATATTGCGATAATGGCGGGCCTTTCCTAGTCCCCCATCTTCGGGTGTAAGCCCCTGCAAGAATGCATCCATCTCAATACGGATTGGCGTAATCGCCTGTCCGTCTTTGGGTAACCACAACCTCCCGTATTTCTCTATCCCTTGATCAACTGTTGCCATTTATGAAATTTATACTACACTAATCTGGATGGAGAAAAAGCGCAAGAGTGCAGAACGCGATTGGGATTCGATTGAAAATCGCATCAAAAAACAGAGCGCATTTCGGTTATACGCCGCTGGTCGAAGCATACCAGAGGTAATGAAAGCCTTGGATACCAAGCATAAACCCACTCTTGAGAAGATGATCTATAGCGAGAAATGGGACGAGTACGTCAAGGTCTGGCAGGAAAACCCAGAAGCAGAAAACCTCTACCCTTGGGATAAGGAGCGTCCAGTAGCCCTAATTGCCCCTCCCGCCAGAATGGAGGAGATGGATAAGAAACGCAGGCTGGAATGCATCAAGGGATTCTCCATGTATTGTTCGGGGCGCACCATGCGGGATATTGCCGAAGAACTGAAGGTTAGCGAATCTACTGTCTGTCTATGGCGGGATACCCAACGCTGGATTCAATGCAGAGAGCGTCTGGTCAACGAGCAGTCTCCAGCCCCTTGGGAGGATGACGGCGTTCCCACTTTGATGTCGGAAATTACGGCTTCATTGGAGACCATGAAAAAATCGATCAAGTTTCTGACTGGCAGGGTTCTGGTAAAAGCCGCTGATGCCGCGCAAGACCTAGATGGCATGGAAGCTCTTGGTATGATGAGAAATATCAAGCAGTTGGCAGAAGCAGCATCTATAAACTTTTCTGAGGGCAATAATCAGCAAAATGCAATTCAGATTAATATTGCAACCAAACTGGATTCCATGAAGATTCCCGAAAACAACACTTATGAAGCGGAGTTGGTTGTCAATGAGTGAAGCGCCCAAATTTTGCTACGAGAGGAAATCGGATGTTCCGCCACAGGGATGGTGGGTAAGTTGTCCGATTGTGGGCGAGCCCGTTCGCGGAGGTGATTGGTATGATATGGTTGCGAATTGTGAGAAGCTTTTAATATCCAGAGGAATAACACCCCCAACGGATCTTGTGTCACAAATAGAACACAATCTTTGTGACAGGCTTGCTGGAAGCACCAACTGTGTTCCTTGTTCAACGGCCAAACAAACTCTTGGATTTGGTGAAATTGTACGATGGGTCAAGGCAATGTATCATTTTGCCAAGGACAACAAATTTCAACTCGTTGATCAAGATGAGGCTGAACGAAGAGCTAAAATATGCGCTGCTTGTCCATATCAGATTTCAACTTCTGGATGTTGGGGTTGTAAGGGGATTGCTGGTATGCTGCCCCATATTGCAGGAGCAAAGACAACGACTTATGACCAGCAACTTAAAGCCTGTGGGATCTGTGGTTGCTACAATGCGGTCTCAGTCCATCTTCCACTTGATGCACAGACGGGTGAAGGATTGAACTTCCCATCCCATTGCTGGAAGGCTACGCCATCTCAAATCGGGTAATCGCCTTATTGAAGCTCATGTTGGCCACGCCTGTGGGGCCGTCACGATGCTTGCCGACAATAAACTCCATGGTAGGATTCTGCTCATGGTCTTGGGCGTCTTCGCTGTGAAGCATGATGACGATATCTGAGTCTTGTTCGATGGCTCCAGATCCCTTGAGGTCTGAAAGGCTTGGGCGTCCTCCGCGCTTGTCGGGGTCGCGGTTTAGTTGAGCCAACACCAAAACAGGAACCTTGAGGGTTTTGGCTAGATCCTTAATTCCGCCACTAATCTCCTCAACCTCGCACACGCGATTGTCTTTTCCGCGCTTGCTGTCGCCCTTGACCAACTGGAGGTAGTCAATGATGATGAGGTCTAGCGGAGTGCGTTGGTGGGCACGGCGGGCCACCGCCTTGAGATAGCCGATAGATTTGGCCGAGCTATCGTCGCAAATGATTTCGGATGCTTGGATTTCCTGCACAGCCCGTCCGAGAGATTGTTTCTGATGCGGGGTTACCCGACCAGATAAGATGTCAGCAGCACCCACACGCGCCCGCGAGCGGATCATGCGCTCCATGAGGGCAACGCTTGTCATTTCCAAAGAGAAGATTAATACCCGCTTCTTCTGGTTGAGTGCCACGTTTTCGGCAATCTGAAGGGCGCTGGCCGTCTTACCAACCGCTGGTCTCGCAGCCAAGACAACCATGTCCCCGCCACGCAAGCCAAACATAAGAAGGTCATCCAATGGAGTGATGCCAGTGCGAATGCCGATACAGGGTTTTCCAGCAATCGTGGATTCGATGTTCTGGGCAGCGCGATCCAAGGCATTGTTAATAGACAGCTTGCTGCCATCATCCATCTCGTAGTCAGCCCGCATGACAGTGGTTTCCGACCAATTCTTGAGTTCTTCGATCTTTAGTTCGCGATCTCTGGCTTTGTGAACCATGTCATTGGCCAAGTATTCCAACGACCTTCTGTAGCGGGCCTCTTCCAGCTTGGGGTAGTAGCGTTTCCAGTTGTTGTGGGCTACACACGAAGTTGCAACTTCTGTAATCTTTTGTTCACCCCCGACGATATCGTATTCGTTGGCGGCTTCGATCTCTCCTTTAACATTGATGATGTCTGCCTGCATCCCCTTGGCGATACAGCGCATGACCGCCCGAAAGATGATCTTGTTCTCCTGAAGGTAGAAATGATCTTCCTTTATGGATAAAAGGATCTCACGCTGATCCTCTGACGGAGCATGACAGAGGCAGGAAAGGATGGCTGTTTCGGCGGATGGTTCAAAGATGACTTCTTGCATAGGAAGCGTTAGACAGCCTCTTGGGCCTTTCGTTCACGCTTTCTTTGCAAAATTTCCATCATCGCCTGCCTGCGGCGTTCGCGCTCCACCTCAGAGATAACTCGCTTCTTTTTCGCCTTTTGTGACGAGTTATTTTTTGGCTTTAGAGTAGATTTTGATTTTGTCGCCACTTCTGGCGAATTGCTCACATCTGAGGTATTGTTGCAAACTGTAGGACTTTGTGCATCATTGTTGACGCTTTGCACAAGGGGGGTGGCAATTTGCCCCCCCCTTTTTAATCCCATCGAATTCGATGGGGTATTTAATCCCGTGGAATCTGACGGCATTGGAAATCCCTCTTGCGCCATTTTGTGGAGAGATCCATCCTTACACCCGTGAATGACCACGGCTTGGCTGGATATAACTCTGTCTGGGCAAGTAACACCCTGAACCGCTTGGGCTTCTGGATCAGCAGCAAAGAACACAATTTTCCCATCCTTCCATTGGTAGTTAACGCTTTTCCAGTAGGTTCGGATAAGAGGCGTGTCGCGGCCAATCTCCATGAAGTTCCAGCGACAACGAACGTCCCAAGGCTCTGGAACATTTCCTGATTCCCTATAGGCCAAATTGTAGGTTGATAGAGATTGGGCCGAAGGACAAAAGTCCAAGAAATTAGCAGGATAGACCGCGCTTCCAACGATCATCTTGTAGATGTTTTTTCCGTTGGATGCCATGCCACCCTCGTAAAGGTGACCAAGAATACCGACCTGTTTGTGGTATTCAACGTCGAGATCGTCAGCCCATCCTTCTTTCATCGGAACGCAATCTGGCTCCCAGAAGTAGAACGGGGTATTGGTTGGGTACATTGCAGCAGCTACATCGGCAAACATCTGGTTTGGGCCAAGAGGCCAGCCGTCAAATCCGTCTTGGGCGAACAATTGGTCAACTTCAGGAAAACTTTTCTTTAGTTCATAGATGATGTCCGAAGCTCCAGATGTATCCTTCGTGCAGCATAAAGTCGCCTTATGTCGCATGTTGATGCCAAAAGCTGTAATCGCCTTGGCTGACTCCATAGCCAATTCGGCATCTCCGTTGTGGTAGGCAAAGACAATATTCATTGAAGCTCTTGCAAAGTATTCATAGCAATTAAGACGGCTCCGCATTGTTGCGTACTGGCCCCTTGTGAGGTGTCCATCTTGGCAATTTCTTTGAGGCCATCTATAGCCTTATCAAGCATTTCTGATACATCCAAATAAGATCTTGTAATAGCTAAACGATCCCTTCGTAGCCTGTAACATTTGTCGCGGGCTTCGCGAAGCATGGTTTCTGTCTCATTCATTGTGCGTCAAAATTAAGCGGCCAAGTCGGATGAACGGGATCTTCCAAGCGAATACGAACGTTGTTGTATCCTTGGCCCGTTAGTTTTTCGGACTCAAGAGTTGCCTCTTCCCTGCTTAGTCCAAAGGCATGAAGTTCCACAACTTTCTCTCCGTGGCACACAATGTAAGTTTTATTACTTTCGCTCATTTTTTCTTTTTTTTCTCTGATTGATTGATGTATTTTTGAAAGGATTCGGCGCAATCTCTGGCCATCTCGATTTCTGATTCTGGGTCAAAGAAGTAACCGCCACGTTCAGCGAACAGCGTTTCCATTGGCATGGGGGTTCCTCTACGAAACCGTGGGCCAACCACGAATGGGGAGACGGAGTCTTCATTGATAACAGTTAAGACTACTTTGAATCGGGCCATGGACTCCAATACTTAATCACACGTTCAAGGATATGTCCAATCCCGCTCCATC